GCCATCTTTGATGGCTTACAAGAAGCATATGGTACTTACAAAGTAGAGAAGAAGCAGTCCAACGGTAAAAATACAGGCAAAGCCGCGATTGTACGCGAGCCACGGACCAAGAAACTCTGGGAAGGCCACCTGTCTGGTAAAGGCAGTTCAGTCGGCATCATCCCAATCAATGCTGAAAACAAATGTAAGTGGGGTTGTGTCGATGTTGACCAATACCCGCTCGATCATAAACTCCTGATTGAGAAGATCAGGCGGTTGAAATTACCTTTGGTCGTGTGTCGATCAAAGTCAGGTGGGGCACACTGCTTTCTCTTCGCATCCGAATGGGTTGAGGCAAGAGACATGCAGAAGTCACTACAAAGTATTTCTGCGGCTCTTGGCTTTGGAGACAGTGAGATCTTTCCAAAGCAAGTGAAGTTGCATCTGGATAGAGGGGATGTAGGAAACTTTCTTAACTTGCCCTATTACAACGCGGAGGAGGGGCTACGGTACGCCTTTCTGGATGACGGGACCTCTGCAACCTTAGAAGAGTTTATCGAACTGTACGAGGCTTATAAGCAGACGCCAGAACAGATTACAAAGATACAAGTAGAAAGCTCTGCCGATATTTCAGACTTTGAGGGTGGACCGCCTTGTCTCAAGATCTTGGCAAAGATGAAAATATCAGAAGGTGGGCGCAACAACGGCCTGTTTAACGTCGGTGTGTTTCTACGAAAAGCTTTCCCAGACAGTTGGGAAAACGAAATATTAAAATATAACATGGAATATTTTGAACCACCGCTACCTTTAAATGAAGTGAATATTGTAGCCAAACAGGTTCAGCGCAAAGACTACGCATATAAATGTGGCGATGCGCCGATAAATGCACACTGCAACAAGGACCTCTGCCGCACCATGAAATTTGGGATAGGTGCGGCAGTTGCGGGTGTACCGATAGCAAACTTACGCAAATACAATTCGACGCCGCCCGTCTGGTTTCTGGACGTAAACGGTGAGCCGTTGGAGCTTGACACTGAGGCTCTGATGAGCCAACCCGCTTTTCAAAAGGCGTGTATGGAACAACTCAACATGATGCCACGGTCAGTTGCCAAGCAGCAATGGGAGGCTCGTATTGGAGCGTTACTGTCTGAGATGAAGGAAAACGAAAGCGCAATCGTTGAGGTGGCACAAGATGCCAGTATCAGCGGTCAGTTCTATGATTACCTTGAAGAGTTCTGTTCTTACTTGCAGAATGCACAAGACAAGGAAGAAATCTTGTTACGCAAGCCTTGGACAGATGACGAGACACAGCTTACATACTTCAGACTAAAAGACTTTGAGGCATTCTTGCGCAAGAATAAGTTCTTTGAATATAAGTCACATAAGGTAGCGCAAAGACTGAGAGATATAAACGGCGAGTCCACGGTCCTCAAGATCAAAGGCAGAGCCGTCAGGGTATGGCACATACCATCTTATGAGAGCGGAGACATGGATATAGATCCACCCAAGTTTGGAAACGAGGCACCATTTTGATAGACGAGTTTAAAAGGACGCGAAACAAAGAGATCGTCCGCATGATTGACGAGCAGCATATGACAGCAACTGCGGTTGGTAGGTGGTTTAACATCTCCAAGCAGCGCGTGTCACAGATATATAACAGGGAAAAGAACAATGTTCAGGATATTCGGTCCACCGGGCACGGGCAAAACCACGACTCTGCTTAATATGGTGGACAAAGCTCTTGAAGAGGGCACCCCACCTATGAGCATTGCCTTTCTAGCCTTTACTCGTAAAGCAGCTACGGAAGCCAAAGAACGGGCGGCGGCACGGTTCAAGCTTGATCCGAAGCAAGACCTTTTTTACTTCAGAACTCTGCATAGTCTCGCACTAACCCTGTCTGACATAAAGCCCGAACAGATCATGCAGCCCGAAAATTACAACGAACTAAGCACGGCTATCGGTATCAACCTCGTGTCAGGCAACGTGGCGATAGACGATGACATATCTGATGTGCTCAACAAGCACGACCCAATCATTAGCCTGATCAACTTAGCTCGTATCAAAAAGACGCCGCTCCGCGAAGAATACAACCACAGTTCTTTGCAAGAGGATTGGAACACCGTCAACTTTGTAGCCAAGAGCCTACACGAATACAAAACCTCTTTGGGTCTGTACGATTTTACCGACATGCTGCAAAACTTTGTAGATGACGGACACCGCTTCTGCCCTCCGTTTGAGCTTTGCTTTCTCGACGAGGCACAAGACTTGTCTCCGCTACAGTGGGACATAGCCCATCTGATAGAACAAAAGACCAATCGCATGTACTGCGCGGGTGACGATGACCAAGCCATTTACCGTTGGGCAGGCGCTGATGTAGAGCATTTTATACAACTAGACGGGCCGTCCGAAACACTGTCTAAGTCCTACCGCATCCCATCTACCGTCCATGACATAGCGCAGCGCATCTCAGGTCGGATCAAAAACCGATACCCGAAGAAGTATGAGCCTCGCGAAGAGAGCGGCGGTTACTTACGCATTACTGATCTGAACGAGCTAGACATGTCGAGAGACAGTTGGCTTGTACTGGCGCAAGCGGGATACCAACTACAACCCGTGTCTGCCGATCTACGGTCAAACGGTTACTTGTTTACCTACCGCGGCTCACGGTCCATTGGTGAGAAGATAAGTGACGCCGTTAACGGGTGGACTGATTTGCAGAAGGGTAAGTCTGTCTCGGGCAAGACAGCGCGAAACATATATACCTTTATGTCTGTGGGTAAGCGTATTACCCGTGGCTATAAGAAATTGCCCGCGCTTGAAGACACGGACATGGTAAACCTAGCCGAGTTACAAATACACCACGGCTTGGCAATCGTGGAAGAAATGATCTGGTCCGAAGCAATGGATAAGATACCCGATAAAGATAGAGCATACATTACAGCTTTGCTGCGACGCGGAGAGAAGTTCAATGGCATCCCCCGTATCACAGTGTCCACGATCCACGGATCAAAGGGCGGTGAAGCAGACAATGTCGTGCTTTTTACAGATTTATCTACAGCGGCTGACGAGGCCATGCAGATGAACCCAGACGATATGCACAGAGTTTTTTATGTGGGCGTAACTCGCACTCGTAAAAACTTGTATGTCGTAGAACCCGAAGATGCACATAGGAGTTATGACTTATGAAATGTTGGCACTGTCAAGAAGAAGTAATATGGGGCGGCGATCACGATCTTGAAGAGGATAATTATATGTCCGAAGAATATCTGATTGAAACAAATCTGTCGTGTCCAAACTGTGGATCTTTTTACCTCGTCTACTATCCAAAGGACAAAAATAATGAAACGTGATGAAATATTGAGGCAAGCAGAAACTCTTATTAACGGTGACCGAGCACAAGACTACGGTGACGCTAAAGAAAACTTTCAAGACATAGCCGATCTCTGGTCGGTCTTTCTCAAGACTGAGATCAATGCAGAACAGGTTGCCGTCTGTATGATCCTGATGAAGTGCGCTCGACTGATGAAGTCCAACCACATAGACGGTTGGGTTGATATTTGTGGGTATGCCGCCCTTGGCGGAGAAAAGTAATGCCCCTACAAATGCACATGTTCGCTCCCAAGAGCGAATGGGTTCCTCCGCATGACTTGCCGGACCTCACTGAGGCCAAGCGAATAGCAGTAGATGTGGAGACAAGAGATCCAAACATAAAGGCAAACGGACCAGGATGGGCAACTGGAGATGGGGAGGTTGTAGGCTATGCAATTGCAACCGATACATGGTCTGGATACATCCCAATTCGACACAATGGCGGCGGCAATCTTGATGAGAAGATAGTCAACCGTTGGCTCAAAAAAGTGTTCGAATGCCCCGCTGATAAAATCATGCACAACGCACAGTACGATGCGGGATGGATTAGGCGCATGGGGTTTGATCTGAAGGGCAAGATGTTTGACACGATGCTGATCGGATCATTGCTTGATGAGAACAGGTTCAGTTACAGTTTGAACGCACTGGCCTTTGATTATCTGGACAAGACTAAATCAGAGAAGCTTTTGAACGAAGCAGCGCAAGCATTTGGTCTGGACCCGAAGTCAGAGATGTACAAGATGCCCGCCATGTTTGTCGGCCCCTATGCCGAAGCGGACGCAGAGATAACGCTTGAGTTGTTCAATTACTTTCAGAGTAAGATAATATCGGAAGGCGTTGCAGATATTGTAGACCTCGAAACCAGACTACTGCCGTGCCTGATCGACATGACTTGGCGCGGTGTTCGTGTGGATCTGGACAAAGCAGAGCGGCTGCGCAACGAACTACTGAAACGTGAGAAGAATGTTTTGCAGTCTATCAAGAAACTAACGGGCATGGACGTCGAGATCTGGGCGGCGCAGTCTATAGCAAAAGCTTTTGAAAAGCTAGAATTAAGTTATCCACGTACAGAAAAAGATGCCCCGTCCTTTACCAAGTCATATTTGTCGGACCACGAGCACGAATTACCCAAGCTAATCGTTGAAGCTCGTA